GCGGTCTTCACGGATCTGCCCGATGGTGCCTCTGCAGCCATATGCTCGAAGCCAGGCAACCCGGATCGAGACGGATGGGTAGCCCATCGCGCCGATCGGGTGATAGTTGATCCCGACAATAACAACTACCTGGGCTGCTCCAGTTTCTATTTGGGAGACGACGGCTCGTTCAAGGCGCGTAAAGCCCAATTTGCCGCCTGCCATTTCCTGATGCTTGATGACCTTGGCACCAAGGTGCCGCTCGATCGTCTGGTTGATTTTGAGCTGTCATGGCTGATCGAGACCAGTCCCGGAAACTATCAGGGCGGCATCATTCTCGATGCCCCTATCACCGACGGCGCCCTTGCCGTGCGTTTGCTCAATGCGGCCATCGACGCGGGCCTATGCGATGCAGGGGCTACTGGCCCGCTGAGCCGTTGGGCGCGGTTGCCGGTGGCGATTAACGGCAAACCGAAACATGCCGACGAGGGCGGCGTTCCGTTTCGGTGTCGGCTGCTTCAATGGCGGCCTGACAAGCGCTATTCGCAACAGGAAATCGTGGATCGGCTGGAGTTGGAACTTGTCCCAGTCGGACGCCCAAAGAAGCGTGCGAAGCCTTCCGCATCGATCACCTCTGGTGACCACCAAGCTGGTCAGGACACGGACGACGTATTATTACCGAAGTCCGCGGACAATCCGGTCGTTGCCGCGCTCAAGGCTCGGGGGCTCTATAAGACGCCGCTTGGTTCCGGCAAGCACGACATGACTTGTCCGTGGGTCCACGAGCACACCGATGGACTTGACACGGGCGCGGCCTATTTCGAGCCGGATGATTCCTTTCCGATTGGTGGTTTTTGTTGCCAGCATTCGCACCGCGATAGATACCGCATTCGCGCGTTGCTCGACTTCCTGGGCGTGCCCGTCGCGGAAGCCCGACATAAGCCAGTCATTCGTGTTGTAGCCGGCGACCTGCATCGCATCGTCGACGCGGCGGAAAAGGAATTGGCGAGCCGCGGGCGGCATTATCAGGCGGGTGGCTTGATTGTTTCGGTCGCGACCGATCCTGCCAGTGGCGATCCGTTGATTGTGCCCACCAGCGCGCCAGCTCTGACCCGGGAACTTTCAGTCGCTGCCATATGGGAAAAATACGATGGTCGAGCAGGAGCCTGGGTACGCTGTGATCCGCCAGCGCGACACGTGAACATTTTGTTCGATGCACAGGATTACCGCTATTTGCTTCCGCTTGCAGGCGTGGCGCGGCAACCGTATTTCCGTCAATCTGACGGCGAACTCGTCAGGATGGCCGGTTATGACAAAACCGCGCGCCGGTTCGGCGTGTTCGATGCGCGGCAATTTGAAATCCCAGAACCCACGATTGAAGCGGCTCGCGCAGCAGCGAGTTTGCTCGAGGAGTTGCTGGTCGAATTTCACTTCGTGGCCGCCCACGACAAAGCCGCTGCGCTGGCAGCTATCTTCACCGCCGTGGTGCGACCGACGCTGCCACACGCGCCGGCGTTTCACGTTCGAGCACCGGTATTTGGAAGCGGTAAGACCTACCTTTGTGAGCTAATCGGGGCCTTCTCCGGGCCAGGCAGCAACGCCAAGGTGAGCTATCCAACGACGTCGGAGGAAGCCACCAAGGTCATTCTCTCGCTGTTGCTCGCGAGCCCTGCATGCGTCGAATTCGACGACATGGACAGCGACTGGATCCCGCACGGTACCATCAAGAGGATGCTGACCGCAGAGGCGATCACGGACCGGATCCTTGGCGTAAGCAAGACGGCGACGGTCAGCACGCGCACGCTGTTTTTGGGATCCGGTAATAACGTCGGCCCGATACGCGACCTGCTACGGCGCGTATTGACGATCCATCTCGACCCGCGCTGCGCGACCCCGGCAACGATAACGTACAAAGGTGCACCAGTCGATCAAGTACGCCAACGCCGCGGCGCCTATGTGAGTGCCGTGTTGACGATCGTTGAGGCATGGCGCAGGGCCGGCTCCCCTCGCGCGCAGGCGGATAGCATTGTTACCTACGGCGGCGTGTGGTCAGACTATTGCAGGTATCCGCTGATGTGGCTCGGATATCCTGATCCGGCGACGACGCTGTTTGAACAGATCCGTCACGATCCGGATGGTGACGCCCTGGGCAGCTTGATGCAAGAATGGCATACGGTCTTCGGTGAAACCCCCACGACCGTGCGCAAGGCAGTCGAGACCGCCAATAGTTACCCCAATCTGCTCGATGCAATCCGCGAATTCCCGGTGGAAGAACGCGGCGAGATCAATCGGTCAAAGTTGGGATGGCTGTTGAAGAAGAATGCCGACCGGATCGTAGGGGGATTTAAGTTTCAACGAGCAGAAGCGGACGGGCGCACCGCATGGCGTGTGGTGGTCGTCGAATCACCGCCTTTAACGCCTTTGCCGCCTTCCGCCCCGTCGGATGACAAAACTGTCGCGGGCTGGAGTACACGGCTGTGAGCGCGTCAACGACGCGCTCCGGATCGCGCTTCGTAGCTTGGCGGCCCCAGGGACGTTGCGGGGCTAGGGAGATTTTGCCCTGTTCTGATGGCGCTATCGCAATGAGTTGTGTCAGCCCGCGTCCCGCCGATTGGTGATCGGTAAGGATAGTTCCAGGTCGGGTCCAGACCAACCAAGCCGCCACCGCACTGTTCAGGACGGTGGCTGGGCGTTACCATCCGCTCGCGCTCGCCACAGGGTCACTGGCGACAATTGTGCTTGATACTATTTTCCCTTGAGACAATTGGGCCGGTATGCGGAAAATAGTCTCACCGTGGTCTCGAAGCGCGGGCGAGTGTCGCACTCGATCGCGATCTGTATTAACCTTCCGCCGCTCAATAACCGGCAGCGGAGCGCACGATGCCCCTTGCTAATACAAGGCAAAAACAACCTGGCGGATTTCAGAAAGGCAAATCCGGCAATCCGCGCGGTCGTCCGATGGGGTCGCGCAACAGCGCCACGCTCGCATGTGAAGCCCTCCTTGAGGGGCAGGCAGAGGCGCTGACGCAAAAGGCCGTGGAGATGGCCTTAGCTGGCGATACGGTCGCTCTCAAGCTTTGCCTCGAACGAATTTGTCCGGCGCGCAAAGACCGCGCAGTGCGCTTTGCTCTGCCGCCGATCACGAGCGCCCGCGATGCTGCTGACATTGCCGCTGCGGTCGCGGAAGCGGTAGCGGCGGGCCACCTCACTCCGAGCGAAGCGGCGGAACTCGGCAAGGTAATCGAAATTTACGTCAAGGCCTATCAAGCAGCCGAACTGGATGACCGGGTTCCACGCGCTGAACAGTTGAGCGACGCCGAATTGATACGCATCATTAGGAGTGGGTCCAGCGAGAACACCGCGCCGCGACTGATAGGTTCGGGCTGACGGGCTTCGAGCTTCTCGGATGCAACTTCTAATTTGTCCGCACCGGCGTCCGTTCTCTGTCTGCAACTGCCGCGTTCATACTCGCGCTGTGAAACGTCATCCCGGCTATTGCTTTTCCCGATGTCCTGTTACATGCTCACGCTGGACAGTATGAAACAGACAGAGCCAATGTCAGCGCCTATCGTCGCCTACTATCGCGTCAGCACTCCACGCCAAGGGCGATCCGGCCTTGGCCTTGATGCACAACGCAAGGCCGTTCTTGCATATGCCGTCAGTCACGGCCTGACGATCGCGGATCACTTTACCGAAGTTGAAACAGGCAAGGGCAGCGATGCCCTGGACCGCCGCCCGGTATTCGCGGAAGCGCTGCGCAAGGCCAAGAAGCTGAAGGCGGCGATCGTCGTCGCCAAGCTTGATCGGTTGAGCCGAGATGTCGCGTTTATCGCGACACTGATGGCGAAGAAGGTCGAGTTCGTGACCGCTGACGATCCGACCAAGTCACCATTTTTGCTGCACATTAAAGCCGCCGTCGCTGAGGAAGAACGTCGGCTGATCTCAGAGCGCACCAAGGTTGCCCTTCAGGCGGCGAAAGAGCGCGGTGTCGTGCTCGGCAACCAGAAGCAGGCCGACGCGAACAAAGCCGCTGCAGCGGCCCGAGACGCTAATCTACGCCCGATCCTGGAAGCGATGCGCGACGAAACCTATCGCGAGATTGCGGAGGCGTTGACTGGCCGCGGCATCAAGACGCCGCGAGGCGGCGATGTCTGGAACCAGGTCACGGTCATGCGCGCGATGAAAC